GTACACGTGTTATTATAGGAGCCCCTGGAAATGATGAACAAGGAGAAAACCGTGGTAAAGTAGAAGCATATCAAGTTGCGATTGGTGCTACTATAGCTGAATTTCTACATCAGGAAAAAAATCCAGCTGGAGGAGAAAATAGATGGTCATTGAAATCTGCTGATAATATAGTTTACTATACTGATTGGTATTCAGATTCAGAAGATACAAATCCATACGATATACGTTTAGTATGGAATAAGGGATGTAAACAAGGAGATTTAAGTCTACCAGTTTTACCACATTGCGAATACACAAAACATAATAACGGACACATTTTTACTTTACACAATAGAGGATATCTTTCTATATTATATAAACATAATGGAGTATATACGCCGTGGCAAAATATTACAATCGGTGATACTGCAACTTATGATGACGAAAGACTTTGGGATATTTTAGATTTTGCTGTTGATGGAAGAGATCTTATGTTGTTAGATCGACCGGTAAATGGTAATTCTCGTATTATTATGTTCAAGTTAGATGAATATAATCGCTATAATTTTGTACGGACATTATCTTTAAATCTGCCTGAAAGTCATTTAGGTTTAGCAGATTTTGCACATCTTAAGTTTAATAACTCACAAATTGTAGTTGGTACACACACGTTTAATAATGCAGATCTTGCTCAAGTTATTCAAGTGTACAATGTTGGAGAAAATGGAACTTTTTCATCAGAAGATTATATAAATCTACCTCCTGTAGAATCATCACCCCCTATTGCCAATATAGAATTTGATATTAGTAAAAATTTGGTTCTTGGAAAATGGTCATCAACCGATAGCGTTTCGAGTTTTGAATCTATTAATATACCAAGTTCTCTTTCGAAAGATTCTGGCTTTATTCCAAATTCGCAGATCTCAACAACAGGGGCCGGATTTGACTTTAATCTTAATAACAAATTTTGTTTATCTACTCGATTTAAAATTAGAGATACTTATTCAGGATTTAATGACATACTAACTATAGGAAATATTACTCTTCGTGTTACACGTAATCCTTTAACATTTCGAAACAGTCTGCAAGTCGTTTCACAAGAGGCCGGAAAAGTAGATTACGCGGTATTTTTAGATAAGATAGACACTAACGTTGTTATTAATAGTAATCCATTAGAAACATTTAGTGATGAATACTTTAATAGTAATATAAAATCGAATCAATGGAATAATTTGACTATTGAATTTATAACTGGTGAGCTATCAGTAAATTCAGAAAAGGTAATTACAGGTTTACGATATTCTCTTAATGGATTTAAACGGTCAAAGACGATTGACTTAATATCAACTGATGCAAATCCTGATGGAGAAAGAAGTCCCATTCCAGGAATTACAACTTCTTCTCAAATTAAACTTTATAAAGGTAATGCATTTACACATATAGCTTTTTATAATAAATCTCTTACGCATTTAGAATTTGAAGCAATAGAAAGAAATCTATCCGGAAATTATAGTAATACTATTACCACCGGTATGAATATGTTGCTTGATGGAGGAAAATTCGATTTAAGCGAAACTGGAACGGTTATTGCAAAAATATCATCAAATGGAATTAATATTTGGGAAAGACAATCTCGATCATCTTGGAAAAATTATTACAACACAATAACATATTCAACAAACGGAGCACATAACTATATTACTCATACCGGATCTAGAACATATTCGTTTAAATTCTTCGGTGATGATCTTCTTTTAGCAAGTGGAGGATTAAATAATGCTAAGCAATTTGTAGATCAATATAGCTATTCAGGTACATATAATAAAGAAGAACACAATAGTCGTTCATTATTATTTTATTTAAGAAGTCAATATACATCTTCCAAATCTGCATGGAAAGTAAAAAAAGTAATTTCTCCTAGTGCTATATTTACTCAACAGAATGATGATGACTTTAAGGTTGGTTTAAATTATGGAGTAAATATTACAGTTGATAAAGATAATGATGCATTTGCTATTTCATTAGAACCAGATAGTGTTAACCGCATATTAAGAGGACCAAATGATAATACTTTTACTACATCACTAAATACTAATGTTGCTTATGATGTTTATAGAAAAATTGGTAGCAGTGTTATTCAATCTTTTCCTGTTATTCAGCCAACAGAAGGTTTTCCTGCATCAGCTTCATATAGTGGAAGCTTAAGTGATGGTGCAATTTTAAAAATCGAAAACAATCGAGCTCCGGAATATAGCGCTATTCTTTCATGGCCAAATCTTATACACACAACAATTGTAGATAAGCCAATGGTAGAATATATGTATATCGATCAAGGAGAAAATATCGGTTTTCATAAAACAACGGCTGAGTATAATGATGACTTTGTTATATCTACTGCTCCTTCAGAACAAGTATATTTAGATACACGAATTGTTGAAACTAATCAGTTTAGTTTAATTGCAGTAAAAGGAAAGGCTGATAGGTATGCTGGATATGTAGATATTTCTCATAATGGCACTGATTTCGAAAGAATAATAGAAGGCAATACTATTCGCCATTTAACTATATCTCCCCAAGCCAACTTCGTTCTCGGTAGATCAAGAAATAATTCAGAGGATGTTTATTTAAATGGTGGAATTACTCACGCTCAATATTATACTAAGGCATTATCTAATGCTACAATGAATCAACTCGAGGACTATTTTAGAAAGAATGTTAAAAAGTTCTATAGCCTTGTATTTAGTGAAGTGAGCGGAACTTCTATCGGTGCAGCAAGAATGACCTCGATGCCTTCTGCAGATAAATACTTTTCATTCAGTGATCTAAATGGACACGCATTTAATTCATTCTTATATTTTAACGATCCTGAACTACAATATCCTCAAGATGAGGACGATAAACAAAATACCACTATTCAAGTAAAAGTTGATTATGGACTAGGTGGTGGAAAAGATGAGGTTATATATTGGGGAGATGGAAGATTAAACAAGTTAATAGACAATGTTGCGTTGCGGCATCAATATACACTTGAATATCTTGGAGAATACTTTGATAAAAAAGGAAGACTGTCTTCAAAGCTTCGACTTCAAGATAGTGAATTTTGGCAAAGGTTTTCCTATGTCATTCGAAGTGGCTTAAAGGTAGAAGATTGGGAAAGTACTTTCTTAAATTTAGTTCACCCTGCCGGACTTAAATTCTTTGCGAGTGTTATTCTTCTTGTTATAAGAGATAACCATTGGTATGGTCCAAGGTATATAAACTTTGATCCAGTAACTAGACAAAATGATAATCTTTTACGTATAGAAGATGAATATTTAGCGCCGTTTAGAACTAAACAGCCATTAGAAGATTTACGTTGGCTTGAATCTCTTGTTGCACCAAGTGAAAATGGAGGTTATCATCTTCCTATGTTCCAACCAGGTTGGCTACAGGGAGATATAAGAACACGGAGATTTATGTTTGAGGCTGGATTATGGACTAAATTGGCAAGATCTGTTCCTGGTAATAATCTAGCATCAAAATATAGTGTATCATATTCAGATGGAGATCCTACAGAAGATTTTGATATTAGAGTACAACAAGTTACTGGTGATGCACTTCAAGTTGGAGATGTAGTTACACAAGGTACTAATCAAGGTGTTATAACACAACTTAAACCGGACGGCAATGAATTTACTGGATTAATTAAGAGGGTAGGAGATGACACTAATGTATTTGCTGATGGCGTAATAACTGTAACAAGCACTGGAGCTACTGCAACCATTTTAGCAACACAACTAAGAAATCAAGTAGAAACCATAAGTGTATATGGCGCAGAAGAACAGAATCAAGCGTACTTACTACAAGATACATCAAGCATTGATATTAATTCTGAGATGTTTGTAAGATCAGTTCTTATGGCATTCAAGTATGTTATACCTGCATTAGTACCACAAAAAGTATTTACTAAAAGAGATTTCGAGCAAAATCTAAAGTTTAAAGAAGTCAACGATATTAGTTGTTATCTTCCCATCACTATTAAAGATGCACTTAATAATAGTGATGTCTTTATGAATGTTGGTGCTATTATAAAGAAGATTAACCAACTTGATACTGAAGATGATCTTGGCTTTGTTCTTGAAACTGATACAGCAGGTACACAGGAATTACTTATCGATGATCACCACACTAATTGGTGGAATGATCAAAGTAATAATGATGATGTATCAGCACCAGTTGAATTTACTATAACTTCTATAATCTCTGGAGGAAATATAGTAGATCAAGATACAGTCTTTCAAAATATTACAAATGATGAAGGTGATAATATTACACTCGAAGGATTAATAGTCGGTCATGATGATAGCGGCGCAAATCGAAAAATACTAATCGCTTGGAAGAGTGCTTTTAATACTGACACTTTAACAACTCTTCCATCAAGACCTGAAGCCGATACAGTATTTAAAAATGGAACAATATTTACTGTAGGAGCTATCTCTACTGTCAATAATATTAGTGCTGCTGATACAAATCGTATTCAAGGTACATACACAATTGATAATTCTGACTATAGCTCACCTTCTGGTGATAGCGGTACAGGTGCAACATTTAGTGTTGACATTGATGGAACCGGGGCAGCTTCAATTACTATTACGAATGGTGGTACTGGCTATTATCTAAATGATACTATTACTATTTCTAATGCTAACTTAGGTGGAGTCGATGCGAGTGTCGATAATTTAACTAGTGGAGTTCAATATGAAATCGTTAGAGTAGGTACCACTGATTTTACAACATTAGGTGCAGCTGACAGTAATGTAGGAACAATATTTACATATAATGGAACCACTGGAACAGGCAGCGGCCTTGCCCGGATTGTTGCTGATCTAACATTTGATGTAGCAACAATTGGAACTGATAAACAGGCAAACATCGAGATTAACACTTAAAAAGATATAAATAGAATTAATGAGTACAAAAATTTCAAATTTAACAGAACGTCTTAAAATAGATCTTGACGGTGAAGAATTTTTTCCAATAGTCGATACACAGAGTGGAATTAATCAGACATTTAGACTTAGTCTAAAAGAGATATTTAATACTGGTGGCGCTGAAAAAGTAACAGGTCTTTCTGTAACTCAGGGAAAAGATTTCGATGATGATACTGATTCATCAACAGACGATGGTAATAAGTTTTTTACATTACAATATGTAGATGAATCTAGTATTACACACACTATCAAGATTCAAAAATATAAAATTGAAGATAACGACGTAGCATTTAGTCACATCCATCCAGACGGTTATATAACTTCTAGCGAAAAAATTGAAGATAATCTTATAGATAATCAACTAACAACTCCTAAAGCAGTTGATGATCATGTTACACATAGAGAAAATCTATTGTTTACGAATACTGATTCATTAGTCAAAACATATTTTGGTGATGAAGTAGAAGGTATCAGCACCTTTGTTGATGAAGGTGGTAACACAGTATTACGTACACCAGCCGATTCAGAATATACACGAACTGGATCTCATGTATTACAGCATTTTAGATTAAACACTGAGGTTGCACAAGACTTCGTAAACCTATTAGCTGGTGTTCAACCAGAGCTCGATACATTTAAGAAGATCGAAGATAAATTTGCTACAATCGACTATAGCGATAAAATTGGAACAAGTCAAGTAAATCTGAATCAGTTTAGAATCGACGATTCTGGAGGTGAGCCCTTATTTCCCAATCGTTTAAATATTAAAGAACTTTCTATTAATGCAGGTCTTATTAGTGCTAATGCAATCACGACAGATAAAATTATTAGCGCTGCTGTAACTGGTAGTAAAATAGCGCCAGCTGCGGTATCTAATGATCAAATTGTTAATTTAACTATTAGCGAAGATAAGATTGTAAATGCTACTTTATCACATATTAAATTATCTTCAGGATCACCAGAATGGAACACTACTACTGTAAATATTCCTAATAATTTATTGGTAAATAATAGCGCCGTTGTAAGCGGAAATATTACAATAAACGGTACAATTCTGGGTATATACAATGCAGCAAGCCGAGGAACTGGTCTTACTCATCAAGGTAGAGCACTTGTTCATGAAGAAGGAGATAGACTATCTATTAATCATCAAAGTGATTATACTGGTGGAGTAAATATCAGAGGCGTAGTAACAGTTCCAGATATGTCACCAGCCAATATATTAAGCGGTGGAGATCAGGCAGTTGTAACTAAAGCGTATGTAGATGCTGCTGATGTTTTACTTAATCCCATTGCTGAGGATAAAATTCAAGATGATGCAATAATAAATAGACACATATCTGAAGGCGCTGTTAATACATTAGAAATCGCGGATGATTCTATTACAACTTTTAAAATTGAAAACGTTGGTCCACAATGGGACCAAACTGGTAAAGTTCAGGTAAGCGGCGATTTGGCCGTTGCAGGAACAAATGTTACTATTGGAGATCCTAGTTCAGGTGTTGATAAATCAGAGATAATTCTTCGTGGACCTCAAACTTCAGGAAATCTTCAAAGAGGTTTTGCATCTATTTCCCGAAATAGCGGCTCAACGGCAGACCTATCATTTAAAAATGTAGATGGAGATATTACATTTAGTTCTTTAGCATCTGCTGAAGTTAATTTTAGACTAACATCAACAAGAGCATTTATTCCTAAAACTCTTACTGTTTCCGGAACTGGATCAACATTAATTGATGGTACAGATTTTACTAATCCTGCACTCTTGATTGGTACCGCATCTGACGGCATTGCAATTGATAATCGTGAAATAGTTCAAAAAGGTGGAAATCTTAATTTAGGTGTTACTAATTCAGATCAAGATATAAATTTTAGATCTGGTTCTAATACAGTAACCACGATTGATGACGGTGGTAATATTACTACTGAAGGAGATTTTATCTCGACAACTGGTAATTTTAAAAATGTGCAAGAGGTCGGTGCATTAACTCTCGATACTGACGGTGCTAAGATTGTACTACACACTCTCGGAAATCCGCTTGGTTCAGCTAATGCATTTTATAATGCAACTGAACATCACTTTTTTAATAGAGCTGGTACTCAAGAAATACTTAAAATTGATTCTACTAATCGAAAGGTTACACTATTTACTCAAGGTACAGCTGCAGATCACCTAATTAATAAAGGATACGTTGATACCAAGAAAATTGCTCCTTCAGATCTTACTAATGGTGGACCAGATTGGTATTCTGACGGAAAAGTAGAAACTAAAAATTCACTTTACGTAAATTCAACGAGCGCGACTGGTTTAGAAATCGACGGCGTAGGTCTTCATAGTCGAAATGTATACGGTCAAAGGGGAGATAGTAGCGGAGATGATCTCACATATCTTAGACTAAAGGGTTCAATCAATGCGCTTTCGGCACAAATTACGATTAATAGTAATGAACATGTTAATAATCAAAATGATATTGAGATAAGAGGAAATACTACTCAATTTAGAAGCGGTACTAGAACTGCTAGCCCAATTTCGTTAGATATTCAACAAGATGGAAAAATTGTAGCTCCTCAACAAAGTATATCTCGTATTATTACTAATAACAGAGCATTAACCACAAAAGAATATGTTGATGCTGAGATTGGAAAAACATTCCCGGATGATAATTACATAAAAAAGACCGGTAATATAAATCAATCAATGACAGCTGCTCTTACTATCGCTGGAACAGTAGATCCTGGAGCAGATGAAAGGTCGAGTTCTACTTATGCAAAAGACGGCACTAATTTATTGCTTAAAGGTAGTAGTGAGGCTGTAAGCGGAATCTTTTTTGAATCTGAAAAAAATGGAACTAACATTAATCATCCTTCTGATTTTGGATATATTCAATATCACGCCCACGGTTATGGAAATACAACTGGTGAACAATCAGATCTTGTCATTGGTGTAACAAATGATTCAGTTGGCACCATACATACTGATAAAGTCGTAATCGATGTTCCTGGTATTAACAACTTTGTTCTTACACCAGATGACGGTACTACTGAACATAAAATATGGCATGCTGGAAATCATGGATCTGGTTCTGGATTAGATGCTGATTTATTAGATGGACAAACGGGTAGTTATTATTTAAGTACAGCAAACTTAGTTGGAAATATTCCTGATAGTAAAATCCCGGATGATATCACGCCGATGGAATCAGTTCGAACACGAGAAATATTTGCTGGAAATAGTCGAAGAGCTGGCCACAGCGTAGGTCAAGAACTTATTTTAAGCGCTGGGGAATCAAGAGATAAAGTCCCGAATCAAAATAATGAATATGTTTATGTAAATGCTGAACAAGGATTGAGTGTAAATACACCGAAGGTTTCTAATTGGAGTGGTGGAGCCGAAGGAGGTTTTAATGAAACAATTATTACTGGTAAAGCAATTACTGTTGGTGGTCATTTAGTTTGGCATAATGGCAATACTGATTCAATAATTACAACTAATAAGCTTGCTAATGGTGCAGTTAATGGATCAAAGATCGCTAATAGTGCAGTTAATGGATCAAAGATCGCTAACGGTTCTATCACAGCTGTTAAGCTTGCGAGTAATGCAGTTAATTCTGATAAGATTTTAAATGGAGCAGTTACTCCTGCCAAACTAAATACTGGTGCCGTTGTTACTGATAAGATTGCAGATAATACGGTAACCGAAGCCAAATTAGCACATGTAACACAAGGATTTTTATTAGGTAAAGGTCATGGAGAAAATCCTTCGGCACCAAATTTGGTTCCTATTGCCACAAGTATAACTACTCAGTCAAAACACAATAGTGTTCCATCGACGAAAGCTGTAAAAGCTTATGTTGATCATCAAGTGAATCAACCTAAAGGAGTATTATATCATGTTAATGCGATTCAGAAAAGTCGAGGATATTTCCTTGCTGGTGGTTCTAATACCTCGAATAACATATATCCAAATAACGCAGTCTTAAATTATGCAAAATCTATATTACCAAACTTAAAATCAGGAGATAGAGTAATGGTTACGTGGGGATATTTAACAACGACCGCACAAAATGGTACATCGTATGCATTTCAATATGCTCAAACAATTTATCTGGTAAATAGTTCTACTAGCTGGACAGCAATGCACCACGGAACAGTAATTTAATATATAATATATAGACATGGAAAAACACATAGTAATATTTAATAAAGTTTCAAAAGAGTATTTTGCAGTAGTATCATACAATTCTTTAGATCAAATTGATAGTAATTTTTTTACTACTAAAATTGTAGAATTTGATGAGAGTACTCACGAATGGAATGGAGGAAACTTTGATGATGGACAAGTTGTCGTTAAAGGTTCGCAACCTCCTACAACAACTGAAAGTACGCTTGATGAGCGATGTGGTAATTCTATCACTGAGGTATATAAACCGCATCATGAATTAAATGCTATCATCGATGTATTAAGCGAGATCATTGAAAAGGAAAATATGTCAAGCGAAGCAGTAGATAAATTCAAAGAGATTACACAATTTATTGCTAATCGCAGAATGATAAATGATCGATATAAATCAGCATTTCAAAATGATCCAAATTGGAATTATATAACTAAAGAACAGGAACAAGAAGAAATCGGTCGTTTATATGACGGCGGATTATATGAACAAATTAACAGTAATCTATAAGTATGAATCATTTGGATGAAATTTCAGATCTTCTACATGTTTATCCAAACTTTTTAGCTAAAGAAGTCTGCGATGAAATAATTGAATACTCAGAAAAAAGACCAAATATATTTCGCGATAGAAGTAAACAATATGTAAATAAAGGAATTAACGGAGACATTGGAAAATACTATGCAGCAGAAATAAGTCCACGAAGTTTACTACCTTTATGGAAAAAATATTTTAAAGATCTAAATTTTAAGGGATTTACACCGAGAGAAGCACAAATTAATAAGTATGATGAAGGAGCATTTATTCCACCACACGTTGATAATGGTATGGCATTTCATACAGTATGTGTTCCTTTGCAGACAGATTCGAGCAACTGTTTAATTTTTGGAGATAAGGAAGTTTATCATAATAATATAAATATTAACGAAGCAGAAAAAGAAGAAAAAATTAAAGTATTTAAAGATAAAAAAGGATACGGATATCATTTCGAAGGAATGAAACCGGTTCATTGGGTTCCACCAGTTACTTCTAAAAGATACAGTTTAGTAATCATATTTTAAGATCATGAATAGAAAAAATTATACATTTAGTAATATAGCAGACGATGTAAATGCTATATTAAATTATGCAAATAGCGAAGGCTTTAAACGAATCGACCCTATCGACAGGAGTGAATCGCATATACATGATAAGTTAGACACACCATCTAATTATGAATTTATTAGCTCACGTTCAGTGACTAAAAATAACGACTTATTTAATGCGATTGAAAGTTTATCAGAAAAAATAGGATTAAAGGATAAAGTCCTTGTTTCATCTTTTATACAATTACAGCCCGGAGATTTTTTAGAGTGGAGCGATATTGATTACTGGAATGATAACACAGTTGGAAAATTCTTTTCGATAGCATTAACAAGCGGTAATTCAATTGAGTTTAGGAGTGAAGGTGTTATTCAAGTTCCTCAATACGGAGCAATTGAGTTTAATACGGGTGATGTTCATCGTATACAATCCGTTAATTCAAAACAAACATGGTTGGTACTAATGATACCAGATTATTTTAATCTCGTTTAGAGATATTAACTATTTTAAATTTATATAAATAACTAATATGGCAGCAATAATTACATCAGAATTTAGAAAAAACGCTAGGGCATTATTTACTAATGATCTTAACACTTCAGACAACTATTTTATTGGATTAGGCAAAACTGATAGTTGGCCTGATACCGTAGATTCTTTAAACAATCAGGTGACTGAATATAGTCGACAGTTCTCTGCTCCTTTACCGGTTGACACGGTTGTTAATAAACAAGATGTGTTACAAAATCTTATGGTCATGGTAAGAACCACTGGCACTCAAGCAGAGATTTTTAATGTTATTCCAAGGAATAATTGGGCGTTTGATCGAATTTATAAGCAATATGATCCAACAGATCCAAAATGTTTTGACTATGAAACAATCGATGGAGTCGCACACTATCCATGCTACGTTACTTCTAACGATCGTATATATCTGTGTCTTTCGAATGTTGACGGAAATGGAGAAATAACACCATCATCAACTGCAATTCCTTCTGGTGCAGGACAAGATCAATATTTGACTTTTGGAAATCTTCCACGACAAATTTCAAATGGTGAAGGTTATATTTGGACACTTGTAACATTTTTAGATGAAGATTCTAAGTTTTATACTGATCAGTTTGTAGATTATACAACTCCTCAATCAGCACAATATGAAGATATTAAAAATGCTACTGGAGGTTTAATCTATGATTTTAAAATTGTTAATGGTGGAGCAGCTGCTACTACTATACCTTCAACAGCAGGAACTGAAATAAGACTAAAGGGCACAAAACGTAATGCTACAACAAATGCTTTAGAAGCTGTAGCTGATGTGGTATTATATAAACAAGGACAAGTCCCCGGTGAAAATGATTCTTGGAAAAACTTCGATGTTGTAATTGGTCAAGGTATTGAATCGATTAAATATAAACCAGATTCCGAGACGAATGATATCGAATGGTTAAAAAATTACGTAACAGCTTCTGTAGTAGTTGAAACAGAAAACGGATTTAACGATGAAATCGATATTATTCCACTCTTATTGCCTGAAGAAGGAGTAGGAAGATATCCAGATAATGATCTACCATCCTTTTATGCTGGTATCGCGGTTGACTTCATAGGTGAAGTTGATGGAGAAGCACCTGTTGGTTATAACGTTGATGTTCGTCAAATTAGTTTAATTAAAAATCCTGAACGTAATTCAACCGGTGACGATGCAGGTGTTGCTGTTAGAGATGATGATACGAATGCCGGATTATACACTGGACCTGAAGCATACGATGCATTAAAGTATATTCAACTTGATGATGCCACTGATTTACAAAAAGATTATATTGGTAGAGATTTTATTATTGAACAAAGTAATGTAAATGATGATGATCGCGGTGCAAGAGCATGGTTAGACTATGCCGACACTATTAATAATAGGTTGTATTATCACCAAAATAGTTCTCCAATGGTAAACTTAAAGAAGTTTGTTGCTGATGCTGAAGGATCTACGGCCAATGTAACAATTACAAGTATAGCTGGATATAGCGATCCTAATGATGTATACTTAGTTTCGGAATGTAAAGAAGCAGAGTATATGTCAGGAACCGGAGAGGTTATCTTTTATGAGAATAGAAAGCCTATAAATAGAAACTTTAATCAAACAGATGAAGTTAAACTTGTTATACAATTCTAATGCCTATAAAAACTTATCAAGTCCAACCGTACGTCGATGATTTCGCTGTACAAGACCAAAACTTTAATAATAAGACTGCTGAGGAAAAAAACTTTCTTCGAATTCTCTTTAAGCCTGGTGTTAGCGTACAAGTACGTGAGTTAAATCAATTGCAGTCTATTCTGCAAAATCAAATTGAAAAAGTTGGTCGTGGTGTTTTTAAAGAAGGTCCAGTTCCTGAACTAGCCGAAGAAGCAACCATAGACAGTTCAATTAGTTATGTTGATATAGATATAGACGCAACTGGGTTTGTAGATGGATTACCGTATTTAAATGAAATTAAAGCTATTCGATTAGACTATGATCCTACCGCAGATCCTAAAGTTGATTTTATTAATGCCGAAGTGTTACATTATCAGGCTCTTTCTGAAACAAATCGTTATAGGTTTTTTATTAAGTATCTTAGTTCTGTACAAGATGCCAACGTAGCAGATGATAATGTACAAGAGTTTTCTGCCACTCGAGATGTTAGTGGAACACCAACACCTGATACAATAGAAATAACCAATGAGCTATTGAATCCCGACATTGCTGGTACCACTATCTATGGTGCTGGAACAAATATGGGTACAGTTCATGCAGTTGGAAAGGCAATGCATGCACATACAAATGAAGGTGTATATTTTACTAAAGGTCAATTTGTTTATAGCGAAACTCAAGATATTTATGTTAAACTTCCGGTATTTGATTATTTAGTCAATGCTAAACTTGTATTTAGAGTAGTTGAAACAATTGTAAATTATCAATCAGATAAATCATTACTTGATAATGCTGCTGGTTATCCAAATGAAACTGCACCTGGTGCAGATCGTTATACAATTGATCTTCAGTTAGCACTAGTAAGTAAGGATACAACTGATAATGATCTTGAATTTGTAAACAGTAGTACTAATATTTTTGGTTATAGCACATCTATAGGAGATACATTACAACTTTTAGAAATTGATAATGGATCTGTTGTTCAAGTTGCGCGACCAGAATTTAGTGCAATGAAAGATATATTGGCTGAGCGCACGCGAGAAGAAAGCGGCGATTATGCATTAGATCCATTCCTTATTGATATTAATGGATTCTATAATGATCCTGAAGATGATTCTATATGTGGTCGTGGTGTATATACTTTAGCACAAATGGGAGATAGCGATATCGTTATTCCAGCCAATGATATATCTGGAGTAGCTGCTGGTAATTTATCCGAAGCTACTGTAGATGCAAATACAGGAATAGATGATAAGATTACATTTGGCAAATCACGATTTATAGTAGGTGTTGAACCATCTATTGCATACGTTGACGGTTATCGAGTAGCTGAACCAGAAAAAATAAATGTTATAGGCAGAAAAGCTCGTGATATTTCAGACTATCAACAAACGTTTACCACTGCTAAACTTGGCTCATATTTTATAAGTGACACTAGCACAACTCCTATTAGTGGAGGAGCACCTTCATTCGATGTAGATACATTGTATAATATTAAAAATGCGGGTTCTGGTGGAGGTAGTACGCTTGCTACATGTAGAGTACGATCAATGGAATATGATGGTACACGGTATAGATTATATGTTTACGATATTCAATTTGATGGATCAAATACTTCTTTATCAGGAGCTGAATCTATAGAAATAGATGGTGGAGGATTTACATTTGAAATAAATCACACTGATGCTAACGGCGATCCTATAGCAGTTGGTTTAAACGAGCCTGAATTTAATAAATCGATATATAAACTTCCAGCTGATTTTATTGAATCAGTTAAAAATGCTAAGGGTGAGATTGAGTTTACTGCAAGGCACGTATTTACTGGAACTTCAGTAACAGCAACGGCTGGCGCAAATACAGTAACAATCAATGTACCCGATTCTGCAAATGAGGGAGATAGGTTTGAAATAGAAAATCCTAATTCATATATTGTAATTGATGGAAATGGTACAATTCGCTCAGTAAATAGCAGCGGCGTAGCGTTTAGCGGAACAAATAATGAGACAGCAGATCTTACACTTGACTCTAATATTACTACAGCGACTGGAACAACTGTTATAGCATCATATCGATCGAGCCTAAGTCGAAAGTCAAAAACTTTAAAAAATCAAGATGACAGTAATGCCTCTTCAATAACAAGTGCAGCTGGTACCGCTGAAATTTTAGCTGCTGATAATACAAATGTTAATACAGATACAGAGTTTACTCTTGATCATTATGACATCGTTAAAATAACTTCTGCAACAGATTTTGCTGGAAATGATGTTACAGATGATCTAGTTTTTGACAATGGTCAAAGAGACGGTTGCTATAAAGAGGGAAAAATTAAATATATTGGTTCTGGAATAACTGCAAGTGGTGCTGGTACTGGCGGACTTAAAATAACTTATACGTATTTCTTGCACGGCGGTGGAGATTATTTCTCGGTTGATTCATATAGTGTAGACTATTCAGAAATGCCCTATTATAAAGATTTATTCCTTGCTGATCACATTGATTTTAGAGCAAAACTAGGAACCACTGATCACGGTACACACTTAGATCCGAATAGCGCAATTGATTCTCAGATTAGATACTATTTCAGCCGCATTGATAAATTAGTTGTTACTAGAGATAGTCAATTTAAACTAGTTGAAGGTATTCCAGCAGTAAATCCTGTAGAGCCAGAAATATCTCCAACTGAGATGCATCTTTACACTCTTCAAATTCCAGCATATACGTTTTGTCATACACGAATTATTGCTAAGTATATTGATAATCGCAGATACACAATGCGTGATATTGGTTCGATACATTCTCGTGTCAATAATTTAGAATATTATACTACACTATCTCTTTTAGAAAAAGAAGCTACTGGAACGCAAATCTTTGAAACATCATCTGGTAATCCATATGATAGATTTAAGAACGGCATTATTGTCGATAGCTTTCAAAGTCATGTCGTAGGAGATGTTCTCGATCCAAATTATCAGTGTTCGATGGATTCTGCTGATCCAGTTCTTCGACCATACTTTCTAACAAGGAGTGTTCCTTTCGGTCAAACTGGTTTAGTTGCTGATAATACTAACGTAGAAATTAATGATGGAATTGCCACTCTTACGCATTCGCAAGGTCCAGCGTGGATCGATCAGCAAAAAGCTGCTGTATCAATCAGTGTTAATCCTTACGATGTAGCAACTTGGTTAGGATCAGTAAAACTTTCTCCTTCATCTGATGAATGGATGGAAACACGAAGAGCTCCAAATATTGTGAACGAGGTCGGTGGTAGCCTAGAAGATTTGCAAGCTAACGTTAATCGTATTAATGCAATGGGTACTCAATGGAATTCATGGCAAACCGGTTGGGTTGGAACATCAAGAACTACACGTATAGAACGATCAAATGAGTTTGGTGGCAGACGCCGCTGGCCGATTCGTAGAGCTACGACAACAACAACTCAAACTCGACAAAACCGAAGTGGAACTCGAACAACTGCCTCAATAAGATCTGTTACACGACAAGCAGATGATCGAGTAATTGATGTCAGCTTTGTGCCATTTATTCGAGCTCGCAAAGTATACTTTAGCGGTAAACTATTTAAGCCCCATACAAAACTAAAAGTATTCTTCGACGGTGTAGATATTACAAAATACTCTACTGGTGTTACAGAAGCAAATCACGTGACATGGTCTTCTCCGGCAAATGTAAATAGAGCACAAGTTTTTCATACAAGGAGACATACTCAAATTTCAGGAGCTGGCGGTGACATTATTACTGATAATAAAGGTCAAGTGTATGGCTGGTTTGTTGTACCAAATAATTCAGAGCATAGATTCGCTGCTGGTGAAAGAAAGGTTATTTTATCTGATGGTAAAGATGCTACTGATCCTGCTGCTACCACAAGTGCAGATGCAACGTATACCGCTCAAGGTAAAATGCAAACCAAGCAGAGAACTCTTATTACTACAAGAACAGTTGTTAGACAATCTCAACGAGTTTCGGAGTCTCGTCTATTAACTTCGGCCAGAACAACTCGCACCCAATGGTATGATCCACTTGCGCAATCATTTATTATCGGTGAAAATCCAACCGGAATTTTTGTACATTCAGTAGATTTATATTTTAGTCACGTACCAAGGGAAGAAATTCCTATTAAGTTGTATTTAGTTGAAATGGAAAATGGTATGCCGACACAAAGACGTGTCCCATTAAGTGATGTAATAAAACAACCAGGAGATGTAGCCACATCTGATGATGCTACAGCATCAACAACGTTTACATTCGATTCTCCAATATATCTTCAGTATGGCACCGAATATGCTATGGTCACTGAATCAAATTCATCTCATTATCGCCAATGGTTATCAGAAGTAGGTAAAGAAGATGTTACAACTGGAGAATATATTTCAAAGAATCCATTCTTAGGTGTATCATTTAAATCTCAGAATGCTTCTACTTGGACACCTGATCAAATGAAAGACTTTAAGATGGTTGTTCGAAGAGCAGACTATCAAACATCTGGAAGTATTATACTACAAGCAAGTGGAATTAGTTCTGCTATAACTGACGAAAGTGATGGTCCGCTTGAGTTCTCACAAATTCAGTTGAACACTGACTTTATCGAACATCCAGAAACAAATGTGCTATACCAAATTTCAGTTGATGGTGGATCAAATTATGAAGTAATTGTTCC